TGTACCTCTACGAAGTTTGACTTCACGAGTTTCACCTGTCTCTGGGTTTGTGCCTGTCGCAAGTAATCCTCTAGTGGATGCATCCGTAGTCTTTGGTTCATCCCACTTGTTAGGGTCATCAGGCAAATCGTTTGCGATAAGAACATCTTCAGTAAATGCAAGGTCACGTTCTGCAATCTCTGGATGCGCTTCTAGTAATCCAGATGCTAGTCTGGATGTATCAGCGAATGTTGGTCTGGAAGGGTAAGGCCCAAAGTCTGGAATCTTTTTATATTTTGCGTCTTGAGGTTCTGGAGCATCTTCAGAGTTGGGGTCACTGAAACCTTTACTTGGGTCAGACGCAGTAGCAGGAACGCCTGGCATGATACCAAGGATTACTGGTTCTTGAAAATATTCTGGGTCACGAAAGAAACCGAATACCCATTCGCCAGGTTTGATATTATGGAAAGCACCAACTTGTGCTGTCGGAGGCATTATCACATGAGCCCAAGGTAGGTCTTGGGTTGGTATCTTTTGTAAGTCATCAGTATGATATCCGAAACATCGGACACGAATTCTACCTAGTGCCTTTGGGTCATCTCTATCTTCACAGACGCCCATGAACCAAGTAAAACCATCTCTACCCATGAAGTATGATAATGTATTCTGCATAAACGAAAAACTCCTTTACAGTATTTATACCGTAAAGGAGCATGGGTAGTCAGAGGAAAAACTACTTATTCATAATGTACATTGTAACTTCAAATCCAAAACGCATTTCTGTATAACTTGGTTTAGTCCACATAATATTCTCCTATAGTGAACTAATATTTATTCAACAAGAGGCAGTTTGTCATACAAGATAATCATTAGAATAGACTAGTGATTAATGTTAAACTGTGCCTGGCAAGTTTCTTACGTCTTCTATTATATCATCAACTTGTTCCTTTGTCAAGAAACCTTTTACTGTATCACCTTCTTCTGTGATAGGTGGTAATGATATTGGATTGTCATTCCTCATCAGCATGACTTCAAACAAACCTTGTTCTCCACCATAAGAACCAGCGTGTCTTACAACTGATAGACCGTATCCATTAGTGAACTGACCAACACCAGTGTATGCTGCCCTACCATCCTTGAACTTCATGTAATCGGATGGTGGGACTTCTTTTATTTTTTCAAACATTTGTTCTCCTCTAGTCGTAAGTTATCTGAGCGGCGTAATCAATCTCATCAAAGATTTTTTCAAGTTCTGCAATTCGTTCTTTACATTTCATTTTTGCAAAACCATTGCCTGGCGTTTTCTTTTTAATCTTTTCGATAGTCTTCAACATATCAGTAAAGTAAACATACTCGTTTTGTATTTGTGTAAGATATTCCATTTTTTTATTTCCCTTCATAACCAAAGTATTGCATTGCATCAAGCGGACTAGTCTTATAAGACTTATCCATATATTCCTCAACAGTGACATTCTTAACAAGGAAGTTAATCCAAGTCTTGTAAGGTTTTTTGTATTTGAACCTTGCAACGAATTGTGGTTTGTTCAAACCTTTCCAACTAGGGTGAGCATCAGGACATACATCCAACATCTTTACTGCACCAGCGAAGTCACCTTTATACATGAGATACATACCATCCCAAGTAAACATTTCTTTCTCAAACTTTGTATTCATAACGAACCTCTTTCTCTATTGTCTTTATATAGTAACATAGTTATCATAACAAGTCAAGTAAAAAATGAAAATAAAAACGCTGTAATTACAAGAGGTTAGAATATTTTTTTAGTTTATCTCGCTTCTCATTTGCATGAATACCGATTTGTACCGAATCAATCTCTAGGTGATTCGCTGTTTGGTTAATCATACACTGTAGGTCACCGAGTTCTTTGGTAAGGTTACGAGTATCATTACCGAACCGAAGTATCTTAGATGCTTCTTGAATAACCTCACCACACTCTTCCATGAGTATGATGAGGGCTTCTTGCTTCTTGCATAGATTTGGTTGACCTTTTACTCTTAGGATATCCGTCTGCCAAGTCATAGTGTCAATATCCATTCAGCAAGAATTCGTGCTTCTTCTTCTGTTACTGGTTGTGGTGGCATAGGAATCTGTCCCCACTTCCCACCACTACCTTTGAGAATAGAGTTGACAAGAACATCAACACTATCACCTTTTGCAGCAACATCTTTATATGCTGGGCCAACCATCTTTACATTGACATTGTGACACGCAAGACAATACTTCTTTTGTGCTAATGTTTCTGCATATGGTTTATCTGGAACTCCAGCAAACACTGGTGATAAACTAGTAAAACATAAAACTGCAAATACTACATACACCATTTTATTCATCATCTTCTACTTCCTCTACTTCAATTGGTCGTTGTCCATACTTGAACTCTTTACCAGCGACTTCATCCAATTGTTGCATGATATCATCTGTAAAGAACTTCTCTGGGTTATTGTTGATTGTCTTACCAAAGGTCTTTGTACCATCAGGTAGTTCGATGCGAGTAGAGACAGACTTAAAGATATCATACTTCAATGCCAACTCTAACAGACCATAGTATCTATCAAGTCCACGTTCATACATTAGTCGTACATCAACCATTTTATTTTCTATAGTCAATCTACTCTTAGCATTCTTACAGTGAACGATATTACCGACAACCTCAGTACCATCTTTCTCTTTCTTCTTAGAGAGATAAACGATGCTAGAGGCTGCGTATTTAAGACCGCTACCGCCGCCCATCTCTTTGGTAGGGAACATACTTCCAACCACATCATAGGTATGGTTCGTAACCACCATCGGAACTTTCGCCTTACCAAGTTTCAGAGTCAGAACTCTGAACGCCGCTTTGAGTACTTGGGCACGAGTCATATCTCTTGTCTCTTTACCATCAGCGGTATCCTCAACTTCTTTGGTAGTAGACAACATACCAAGGGAGTCGAGACAAATCATAATAGGTTTACGGTCTGCTTCGTTTTGAGTAAGATAAGAATCAAGTACCTTCAGTGATTGAGTTCTAAACTCTTGCACTGTGGTGACTGGCAGGATAACCATCCGTGATGGGTCAATACCTCTATCGATAACCATCTGCTTTGTAATCGCAGATTCACTTTCAAAGTATAAGACACCAGCATCTGGATTACTATCCAGAAAACTCTTTACCATTCCCATGACAAAGAATGTCTTACCTGTTGCACTTTCTCCTGCTACTGCTGTAATCTTGTTTGCTGCAAGACCACCATAGATACTACCAGAGAGTAGTGCATTAAAGATGTACGAACCAGTGTCAATAAAACTATCAACATCCCCTGCTTCCACACCATCTGCAACAAGGGATGCATATTCATTCCCTGCTGTCTTTGCAATGTCTTTTAGAAAATCCATTATAAGTCTCCTTCACTTCTGTTATTAGAACGAAACGATTCAAACCCATCAGGGTATCTCGCTTCCAACTTCTCTATATTCATGTAGATGATATCTTCTATACTAGTATCTAGTGCGATACACGCTTGAGATATGTACCACATGATATCACCCAACTCACGTTTCATATGATATACAGTATGCTCATCCATAGGTTTACCTTGGAAGATACATTTCTTTACTACTTCAGTAAACTCCCCACCTTCTGCACAGATACCCAACGCAGCGGTAATCAGTCGTTCTGGAGGAACACCTGCCTCATCAATAATGTCAAGTGCATCTGTGAACTCTTCTGAGTCCTTGGATGCATCTGATGTTACTTCATCCACGAAGCGAGTGTAGTCTAGTAATAGTGATTCGTCTTTGTCCATAGGGATATCCTTCTTTGATTATATTAGAGTAAGTATAACAGATTACTAGGGAAGTGTCAATAGATTTCTGTCAGTTTTGGGGGGGTGGCATATAAGGTAACCCAATGGGTTACTGTCTGCTGTAATCGTTGCTGGGTAAGGGTTACAGGAGCGCCATTGATGATGAGATATCTTTCTGTATCTTTATTGCATTTATAGATTGCCATTCGCCGCTCAGTTTTAGGGGTATACGCTCCGAGAGCGCCTCAGAGAGTATTCCGATTATGCTGCCATTATACCACAGAGTTTATCATTTGTCAAGTACTTTATTCACCCATCATGTAATATCCCTTTGCGAATACTTTGAAGTTCGTATCCTGTTGTTCCATGACATTCAGTTCTGTACCTGTGAAGTACTCCACTGCTTTTCTCATAGGATTCAATAGGTTAACAGGTATCACTGCTTCAATAGGTAGTTTCCAATCTGACATACCATTTGTTATCATATCAAAATAGAATGTAAGACACTCCCTCTCTACTGTATACCGTACGGCATCAGGCAACTTATCAAAGTGTGGCGTCTGCATAAACTTCCATTTAGTAAATGCATTAGGAGTTTCAAACATCTTATTGATGAAGTCTATCTCATCTTGTTTCATCTCTTTACTCATTAAGAAATTCCTATCACTAATCTCTGAATATCTTTATCTTTGAAGTCACCATAAGAACACCAGTTTCTCATAGCACTACACTCTGTAGCATTACTCATACACATAGCATTCATAGGACAAGTATCACAAGGACACTCTCTTTTGTTCTCTGGGCCTGCAACAGCATTGTACCCTGTGTCTGAATCATTCTCACCTTTACCTACACCTCTGTAAGCTTCTGCGTCATACCAAATCATATCCATATTCATTCCTCTCAAAGTTAATTAATCTATATCTCTTTTCTCACTCTACATAGCAGATTATACCCTATGTCAAGAGGTTTGTCAAGTCTTTTTTGAATTATTTTTCAATTAATTCAGCCCTGCTCAAACCCTTATACAGCAAGGGTTACAGCGGTATCGTATGGAATATCCTCACCAGCATCGATATAAACATCATCCATATTGGCAAACCATATACCGATTCGTGGTGCAACAGACACATCTAAGTACCATTCACCCATCATCTCTGTATGAGGAACTAACTGAACTGCATCTGATTCGCCCCACTGTATATGTAAGAACTTCTCATCCTGACCCACAATGACACCATCATCATAGGGATGCATCGCACCCCAGAAACCTATAACGTCCTGACCAACTCTATTCATAGCATATCTCCTACTCTCTGATTATATAGCTATTATACCTGATGTTATAACAAATGTCAAGTACTATTTTC